GAAAACGAATATACGGACCCCGAAACCGGTGATCCGACTTCGCCAGAGCAGCCGGCGGAGCGCGCCGGGGATCTCGTCGCCTTGCATGGCGGTGCCGTCTCCCGATCGACGGACGCGGGACATTCATGGAGAGTGTTCGACGGCCCGACATCTCCCTTCAATATCGCCGCCCTCGCCGGGGAAGGTGTTCTCGTATCGACGATCGGGGGACAGGCTTTCCACAGCCGCGACCTCGCCGGATGGCTTGAAATCGAGCTTGAGCGCGAAGCAACCTCAGAGATCCCCGTCGAAAACGCCGGCTTTGAGGCCGGCGATTTGACCGGTTGGGACGTGTTGTCCGGTGAGCCCACGGTCCTGGACACCGTTCAGCCGCCGCAAAACGACGGGGCATTTTATCTTACTCGCGATCACGCAGCAGAGGGCCCGGCGCCGTTCGAAGTCGAGCAGCAGATCCAGGTTCCGGCTCAGGCCGGCAAATTGCGGGTTTCGGTCGATGCTCTTTCCGCCGTCGGATCGGCCGGCTCCATCCGGCTCATCGACACGAATTCCGCCTCGATCAACCTCTTCAATGACCCAAGCTCGACAAGCACGAAAAACCGGGGCGACAGCTGGCGATACCGCAGTGTTGCGCAGGTAGGCGGGGTGACGGTCGATGCGATCACCACGATCACGGATGCTTTCTGGGCTTCTTATCGCTACAAGCCGCGTCAAGGCGGGCTCGAATACGACTACGGCGCGGACTTCGAATACGCCAATCTTCGTTTCGATTTCGTGGATGCGGCAACCGGGGATCCGGTCGAGCTCGGCGGCAAATTCAAGCTCGACGGCTTCTATTCACAGACCGGCACATACAACGACGGCAATTCACGTAGAGCTACGTTTCAGCTGACGCCGGAGGTCATCGACACGAGCTTCGGCAATAGCGGATTCAAGGTCGTCCGCGGTTCCGACGACGATATCTACCTCAGATCAACCCGGGGCTTGGACGGCTTCGGCGTGGCGAACGCGAAGGACGTAGACGTCGTCGTCTCGATCTTGCCCACGACCTCTTTCACGGCCCGGATCAAGCACAAGGCAAACTCCGGAGACAATACCGTGAATATCTCCGGCTACGGCGGCCGTGGCGAGCTCGGCAACGCGCTTGCCGGCACCTTCGCCTCGCTCGTCGACACCAGCTTCGAAGTCGATCTGGACGGTTCCGAGAGTGAGCTGGCGGTCCAGCTCATCGGACAGGGCGACGGCGACGTGTATTTTGATAACGTCCGGGTTGAGCTTGTTGAAGACCGGGACGAGACGGTGCGCGTCGTCGGCAGAGATCTTGCGGGCCGCCGGTTCGTCGTCGGCACAGAGACGAGCCTGCATTCCTGGACGAAGCAAGGCGGCGCGGAATACATAGGCGCCGTGCCGTTCGCGCCTTATTTCCTCGCCGCACATGGTAGCCGGATCGTGGTATCGGACGGCTCCCAAGTCGCGCTCTCCGGTGACGGCGGCCAGAGCTTCACGACATTCACGCAAGCGGGCGTCTCACAGGTCTTCGCACATCCTGAACCCCTCGTCGTGACCGATGCCGGTCAAGTCTTCGGCGTCTCGGCGTCGGGCCTGACCGCGAGATTCACCGGTGAGCCCGGCTCTCATTTCGCATATGACGCGAAGAGGAAGCAGTTCTATTTCACGCAAGCTGGCCCGGATATCGGCAAGACGAAAGCATGGGGCGCAACTCAGGCACACAGCTCGATGCCGAGAAGCTCTGGCGCAGGCAATGCGGCCGATGACCGGAAACTCCTCGCAATGGACTCCGGGCGACTGATCGGGTGGGTTCCATCGTCGAAAGACAACTTCTTCTACGATAGCGAGTGGAAAGTGGCAAAGCCGCTTACCGCGGGAATCCAAGATATTCAAGAAGTCAAATAGCGCGATACCTTTCGAAAAGCGTCATATCTCAAAAAAGAGATAGGCGCTTTCATGGCCAATTTTCAAATCATCGTCGGACACAACCGGAAGTCTCAGGGTGCCGTCCGGGTGACGGACGGCAAGTCCGAATTCGACTGGAACTCGGACCTCGCGCGGCGCATCAAGGCCCTGGCTGAGCATGATCCGGATGTCGATGTCGGCATCGTTTTCCGGCAGCCTGGCGGATACACGCGACAGATCCGCGATGCCTACGCCGCCGCAGATCGGGCCGGTGCTGATTACACGATCGAGCTTCATTTCAACGCGTCGGCATCTGCCAGCGCGTCATACACATGCACGCTAACGAGCGGCACCACGGGATCTCTGCGGCTCTGTGAAGCTCTCCAATCCGCTCAGGTGCGAGCCCTCGGACTGCGCGACGCCGGCGTGATTGTCCGGAAAAGGGGTGGCGGTCGGGGGTGGCGCTCTCTCTGGACTGGTCGCGCGCCGGCGGCACTCATCGAGCCGTATTTCGGGAGCAATTCGAGGGACTGCATTCTTGCTGAGAAGCGAAAGGATGAATTGGCCCGCGAGATCTTCGAAGCCATGAAAAGGATGGCGTGATGGAAGAGCAAACCTTCAAACTCATGATGTGGGTTTTCGCCGCCGCATTGTCGATTTCGGTGGGTATCGTGAGCTGGATCGTCAAATCCCACAAGGACGACCATGTGGCGACCAAGAACAAACTCGACGATTTGCGAAAAGACCACAGCGATTTCCGGGTCGAGGTCGCGAACAAATACGTCTCCCATGACCACCTGCAGAAACTCGAAGACAGACTCGATAAGCGCTTTGATGAGCTCAAAGCAATGCTGACTGCGGTTTTCAACAATGACAGATGAGCAGGAAAAAAGGGGGTTTTCCTGGAGGAACCGCAGGCGAGTGGTGTGGGCAACGCTTGCATTTTGCGCATCCGTGATCGTCTATTCCTTGGTCTTTGGTCGGGACACAACGCTTTTCGAAACCGCAATCACAATGGCCTTCATTACCGCAAGCGGGACCGTCGGAAGTTACGCTTTCGGAGCTGCTTGGGAGCATCGACCATGATGAGCATTCTCAAAATTATTGCCGGCCCATTGATCGGCTTTTTCGGAAAATCCTCGAACCGGTTCGCGCTGCTTCAATTCGCCGCCGCCGGGCTCGCGGTGTGGTTTTTCGTCCATCAATACAACGACCTGCAGGACGCCCGCGACACGATCGAAACAGAACGCGCTGCTCGGGTCGCGGCAGAAGAAGCCACGATCGAAGCCGTCAAGCGCGCCGAGCGCATTGCCGCGGCACGCGACGAAGCACAGCGCCGTCTCAGCGAGCGCATGAAGGCCGTCAATGAGGCGCGCGGCGAGTGCCTGGAGAAAGAGCTTCCGGCGGGGCTTCTCGACCAATGAAGTATGCCGTGATCATCTCTCTTCTCGCCCTGGCCGCATGTGCGCAACCCGAGCCGATCCGTGAGAAACTGCCTGTTCAAATCGCGACATGCCCGGATCCCGAGGAGCGCGAACGGCTTCTCGAGGGTTCGACCTTTCGAGACCTGGCCCGCGCCAGGGTGGAGGCCCTGGGCGGCTGGGAGCAGTGCTTCAATGCCGCACGCGAAAACGGGAACGCCCTAAAATGAAATGGCTTCTCATCACCGTGGCATTCTATGCGCTCATCGGCCATCTCTTTTTCGCCGATCTCGACATTTCTGGGTTCATCTGCTCGCAAATTGATGGTCCGAATCCGGAAAAATGTGGCCCGTGAATTTGGGTTCGTGCCGAATTTTACCTACCTGATTTCAAACGGAAAGAGGGGGATGCAATGAAAAAGTTCGGCAGGCGAGTTATGGTAATCCCCGATTCCCACGCGAAAATCAATGAGAGATTTGAAGACATAGACCGCTTTGATGCGGTCGGAAATCTCATCGTCGCAGAAAAGCCGGACATTGTTGTTTCCCTCGGCGACCTGGCCGACATGGAGCCTCTTTCTCCTTATTCCATGAAAGCCGCCACCGCATTCGATGGGAAGGCCGCCAGGAAAGCCGCGGACAATCGCACCGAAATCCTTCGCAGAATTTCAGGACCAACGCACAACGCGAACAAGCGCCACAAGAGAAACAGACACACAGAGAGATGCTTCACCCCGACCTTCATCGACCTCGAGGGCAATCACGAGGAAAGGTGGAGGCGCTATCCTGAAACGGAACTCCTGGGACACGACTACCTCGCAGTCGAGAGTGAGTCCGCAGGCTGGCATTGGATACCATTTCTCGAGCATGCCGAGATCGGCGGTGTGCTATTCTCGCACTACTTTAGGACAGGCGTTTCGAACAAGCCCGCCGCGGTGAATACCATTCTCAACAAGACCCACCGGAGTTGCGTCTTCGGGCACACTCACTCGTTCGGACTCGACCAGAAGCCAGTCCTGGGCCGCGGAACGATATCGGCTCTCTGCGCCGGCTCTTTCAAACCGCCCCACCGAACCGGCGATCACGAATGGAGCGGGCTCGTCATGCTCGAGGATGTCCAGGACGGCTCATTCTGCGTCCGCCAGATCCCCTATGACCATGTTCTCGAACAATATGGCGTCGGCGCCTATGCCGAGCGCCTGCGTCGCGCTCGTGCCCAGGCCGCTCAAGACCGCTTGGACATTGCATGTTCGTTTTGACCCCATCCCGCCACACGAATCTTACAGTCCTGACAGACACTTAGAAGAAATTTTTTCCGGCACATGAAGAAGGATCCCCTGTCCGGAAGATGACAAATACCACCAACATATCACGCCTCACCGCAGCCCATGAATTCGTCGCCCGGATGGTCTCCGAGCGACCGGACGGGCATGCATACTTGCCGCTTTTCGAGCGTCTTGAAAGGGAGCTTGAAGCCCTGGCCGCTCAGGAGTCTGCTATTGAGCGGGCTCGCCGGGTTAGTCGGGAGAAGGCAGCGCGAGTCGAGGCTTGATCGCGATCATTTCATGGTATTTGAGCCGCACTTCCAGCGGCATCTCATCGCCATACCATTCCCGCCCCCTGGCCCGGCGCACACTGTGCCCCATGAGCTCAGCGCGATCGTCGGAATCCACTTTCGCGGCCTTGAGACGACTCTCGAAGCTGTGCCGAAGGCCGCCGATCGTCACGCCGTCGGGCAGGTATCGACGCAAGCTCTTGTTCGCCGCGGCCGAGTATGTGCCCTTGCCGCGATACCTGGGGAAACCCTCGGGATGGCGCCGCATTGCTTCAAGGGCGACGCCGACGAGCGGAATCTGCCTTTTGGTCCCTTTGTTTTTCAGCTCGCGTGCGTATTCCTGACCGTCCGGAGCTCGCTCAAACCGTATCCAGATATGAGGGATTGGGTGATCAAGGCAGATCGCGCTCGGCGGAAGATCTGTAATTTCCGACTGCCGCCCGCCCGCTTCGATCAGCACCCGCGTTATGTCGGCCTCTTCGTCGTTCATGTGATCCATTGCGCCCGGCAACAGGATTTCCTCGATCGCATAGAGCGGGACCTCGAGCTTGCGCGTGTCTTCATCGAGCCGAGACATTCCGTCTCCGAGACCTCGAAACGGACTGGGCGGCATTTCTGCCGGGTCAATTCCGAGATGGGTATGGTATTTCTTCCACAGGAGATTGAGGTTTTGCAGGTCTTTCTGCGCGCTCGAACCTCTCAATGTGCTCTCCAAGATCCGATCTTGAAGGGCGTCTCGCAGGCTGATTGCGTCCGATCGGGATATGTCTTCAAGCGCCGGATCTCGGCCAAGCAGTTCGATCACCTTCCCCGTCGGTCGCGTCCATCTCTTTGCCCATGTGCTTCGCTGGCGCGCATTCTTGTCGCGAATTTCTGCCGGATACATGTCAGGCATCCGAGATGCGACCTCGCCGAGCGTGTCATGCGGCCGCTCGATTCTGAACAGGAGAGCCTCGGCCGCATCGCTGTCCGGGGTATCACCGTGTGCTTCAAGGTCTGCGACGCGCCGCGTTATGTCTGCCAGATCGGATTGTGACAGCTCGCCGGCGGTCTTGTAGCCGAAGCCGCGGGCGGTCGTGAGTCTGGCAATGGCTTCATAGTGCGATCGTGATCCGGGAAGATCGACGCCGGCAAGCCTGGCATCGAGCTCTGCGAGGATCTGCGCCTCGACGGCGGCCAATCGAGATTGTGCCTCGCGCTTGTCGCCGGTCTTCAAGCTCCTGTGAAGCTCTTTCCGGGGCTCGACGGACGCATACCGCGACGGCACCCGCATCCGCAGGTGCCAGGTGTCGCCGCGTTTCGCCAGGCCCGCCATGCCGCCGATTCCCTCTTGTGTAGCAAGAGCGTTAGCATCGGGGCGGTGGGGGATCAATTCATTGGGCATCATCGCCCTCGATATCCACGATGACGTGTTCAAAGCCGTCAGCCTTGCGAGCGCACTTCTGGCACACTCTTTTTTGACCGTTTGGCGACGACCACCATAGCCGAGGCTGTGTCCCGCAAAGCGACTTCACCTTTTCGGAGGAAGGGCTTGGAATCAGGTGAATAACGGAGCCGCCACCCCTTTCATTGCCGTTTGCCAATCTGCCTGGCTTTACTGCCTTTGCGATTTGCTGTGTCATGGTCTTCCTCCTTGACAGCGATCGGCGCGCCGGTGTGTTTCAATGCCGATACATCACATATACGCCCCAATCCGCCCCGACCCAAATTCACGCTACACTTTTTGCTACACAAAACGCTACACACCACGCCAGCCACGCGACACCTAATATCAACAAAATCAACATCTTATACCGCCATCGCGCCCCGGTTCGATTCCGCCCCCGGGCACCATTCAAGCGCTTGATATTGCTCGATACTCATCCTTGAGCCTTTCAGGGTTTGACGGTTTTCTTGAAGGGTTTGACAACTTGTGATCGGCGTTCGTTCTCCTTTTCCAGTGTTTCCATCGTGATCCGGTTGCGGTCCGCAAGGTTGGCAGACCGGGAATAGTGGCGGGCCATCGACGGGGTTTTCTGCCCCAGCAGGTCTGCAATCTGGCGTTCCTCAAGCCCCGTCTCGCGCATCCGGTCTGCCGCTTCGCTCGCCCGGTCAGCGGATCGGGTACGCGTGCCGAACTCGACAAGGTGAGCATAGCGAACATCGTTGTTGCCTGCCGTGACTGCCGCTGCGCCCTCGGGCACGGTTCGCGTGCCGCCGGGGTGACTGTGCGCGGGAGTGTTCTTCGGCCCGACCGTCACCGCGATACTGCCCACCAGATCGCCGGAATCCTCGAGGGCGAGGGTCTCGGCCATACGCGCGATTTCATCCGCGCCCTTCTCGGTTGCGGGTGTCAGAGCCTTGCGCGCGGCAACGGGCATTTTCCGCATCTTGCGCTGAAAGCTCTTGATACCCGTCACTAGAACGTCCACTCGCGATATTCTGCCACGATCTCGGGCAGGCTGTGCGGGGGCGTCGTGACAATGGTTCCGGTCAGCCCCGCCTCGCGCTGCTCGAACCACCACGCGGCAAGCTGCAGGACCGCCTCCTTGAGCGGCTCGGGAATAGGCTCCTGGTCAGGGCCGCCGAACTGTTCCTCGATCTTGAACCCCAGCAGGCGCTCGACATGGGCTTGTGCTGCCTCGATCTTCTGATCCAGCGCCGGTTCGTGGCCCGGCACGCCCTCAAGCCCCGACTGCATCTCAAGATCGAAGATGCTCACGATAGCCATGGGTTACGGTGCCGCCGCGTCAACGCGCACAACGTTGCTGTTCACCCAAAGGCTGGCGTTCAGCTTCATCACGTTGTCGGCGGTATCGAGCGCCTCGGATGCGCTGCCCACGGCGGCGACGAACAAACGTTCGGACGGGGTGCCGCCCTCGGGCGCGTCGTTGAACTCGACCTTGAACGCATAGTTGAAGATCGTTTTCTCAGCGGCGATGAGGGCGATCTGACCGGCGTCGGCATAGTCGATTCCCATGACCACCTCCATGCTTCCCGCGTTCCGGCTCCCCTTGAGCCGCCGGGTGCGGGAATCACCGATAGAGGTGAAAGAGATTTCCTCTGATGTGTCGCCGAAAGAGCCAAGGCTTTCGAGCTCCTTGATCTCGGTCCAGCTTTCGGCAGAGAAATCGCCTTCGACAAAATCGGTGGACTCGGTGTCTTTCACGCCGCCGATGAACAGCTTCGCGCCTGCGGTTGCGAAGATCATGGCTGATCCTCCTTAGTGATGAGTGCGGCGCTCAAGCCGCTGTCTCGTTCGGGTGTGGCAAGGTCCGCAAAGGGGTTGCCAGTTCGCGCGATCCCAGAACAAAGTCGTGTCGCCTTTGTGCGGGGTCTTGTGATCCACGACAGTCGCCCGCGCGCCGCACATGGCGCAGAGCGCGTGCCTGCGAAGGAAAGCCGCGCGGGCCTTCTCCCATGTGCCGGAATATCCGCGCTGCGAACTGTTCGGACGGGCCTTGGGCTCTGCGTCGCGCTTGCGCTCGCACGGGCACCGGGCACCGCTGGCCACGCGATGACCGCACGCGCAGAGCCTCGGGGGCTTGCGGGGCATGTGTCACCTCCTATCGTGGCCAGCGGTTTCATCAGGCGGTCCCGTTCATGACGACGATCGGCTCGGGCAGAAGCAGCCGGCCACCGACGCGACGCCGCGCGCGGATCTTCACGATCCCGGAATCCGCGCCGGTGTAGTCGTCGCGCATAAGCTGCACGCCGGTGCGGTCGGCGATCGTATAGGCGGATGCGAAGTCGCCCAGTGCGATAGGGACAGACCCATCCGCCAGATCGGCCATGTCGGTCGCTTCCACGACAGGACGGCCCAGCAGCCGCGCCGGGGTGCCATCGGCCAGGCCATCGGACCACAGGTTCCCCTTGACGGTCGTGTCGGCGGCCTTGCGGATCATGCCCATCGTGGTCCGGTTCATCATCCAAGTGGCGTTGCGCGCATACGCTGGCAAGCGGCTGGCCTCGACGCTCAGCGCGGCGATGGACGCTGGTTTCCGTGCGCCCGAACCGTGGTCGCGACTTCGGTATGCAGATCGTGGGCCGCATCATGCGGGTGCATCCGTCCGTGCGTCCTATCCACGGGCAAGACGACTTGCTGGACAGTGGCTATGTGCTGCTGACGTACCCGGACATGCAGGCGGGCCTTCAAGCGGCGGTGGACGAGTTGAAGGCGGTGCGGGAAAGCATCGAACTGATAACGGACAACCTCGACGTGTGCGAGTTTGGCAATGCCGAGAAGCAGGCCTTCGCGTCGGATGTTCCAAAACCGCCTTTCACACCGAAGCCGCCCGAAAACGAGACCGAGCGGCAAGAGCGCCTGACGAACCTGATCGAACAAGGCGTGGTGCGGGCCGATGTGCAGGACATGCCCGACACGGAAAAGGACCGTGCCATTGTCGCGGGCGAGACTTAGCAGAGTATAAGTGAAACGCCGCTCTTTGGCGATCTGCCGGAAAGCAAGAAGCCTGAGACCGACAAGGGGCCGAGCAAACCGAACTTCCGGCACTATCCGCTGCGCAAAGACTTGGACTTGCCCAAGGCACTGGTTCGGGAACTGCCTCCGGACCCCATGAAGCTGAACGATCTGGTGCAGCACATAGCACGCGAGTTTTGCCGCTCTGCGGATATGCCCGGCCTGCTGCAACGCAAGCTGACAAAGGCGCATCTCGACCTGCGCGACCTGTTCGCTGCGGAGTTTCAGGAAACGGTGGACCTGCGTTTGCGGCTGTCCAATGCGCGGGTGCCCCACCGGCGCAGGCATGGATACGCCTCGCCTCGCACCTCGGGCCTACTATACAGGGAAGGAAGGCGGCAGGCGGCATTCGCCCCACCTAAAGGACCATGGGAACGCCGTCAGAACCGACACCGGGCGGTTGACAGAAACGGCACTTGCGGACCATAAGTGAGGCGTCAAGTGAGACTCCCAAGTAACCTTAGCGCTTGGATGTCCAGTTAAGTCAACGACTTATCGAAATGGTGGATTGCCCCAAATCTCTCCCACATCCGGTTCTGCGCGGTGCGTTTCCATGCCATTTCAGGGGCTTGACGGGCTTCACGGCACAGTGCCAAAGGCTTAAATTTTTTCCTTGTAAATCTACCGCTTGCCCGGCTATAGGCATCGGCGGAGATGTGGCCGAGCGGTCGAAGGCGCTCCCCTGCTAAGGGAGCGCACTTTACGGGTAAGCCGCTGAAAACCAGAGACTTTTCCCTTCCCCTGAATTGGAATTCCCAAATCTTGCCCATCATGGCATTAAGTCCCAACCGTTGGCGAGGAGCCGGGCGCCGAGGTCTGCCGGCGCCTGCTTGCGGTAATGCATCGCCATCTTGGCATCCGACCAGCCGCCCCGGTCGATCAGCAGAGCGAGATCGCCGACCTGCGCGCTGAACCATGTCGCCCACGTGTGGCGCAGTGTGTAGAACACGATTTCCTCCGGGTTGCGCAGCCCGGCCGCATGGCACAGCTTGTGGAACTGTTCGATGAGATGCGTGCCGCGGTCTCCATCGGTGATGATCGGGCGTCCGGTCGGCGTCAGGAAAATGAGACCCTCTTCGGGCAGCGGGCCCATGAGTTCCAAAGCCCGATCTGGCACACGCACCCAGCGCCGCCGATGCTTGGTCTTGCCGGCTCCCTTCTGAACGCCCCGAACCCGAACCTGCTGCGTCGGCCAGTTGCAGTCCTCGGCCCGGATGACATGCGTCTCGCCCGGCGCGGCTCCGGTGCCGAGCTCGAAGGCGATCAGTTTAAGAAGACGCAGTTCCGGGTCCCGCAGGTTCGCCTTATCCGGCTCCTCGGCCACGCGGATCAGACGCTCAGCCTCCTCCGGGTCGAGCCAGCGATCGCGCCCGGAACAGGCTCTTTTTCGCGGCCTATTGCCAAGGGCAAAGTTGATCACCGCCTTCGCCGGCACCAGCACCTGCCGCCGCGACGTTTCGTCGGTGGTCCATGTCGGCCGGCTCAAATCGACCACGGCCTGATCAATCATGAATGAGGTGATCTCGTCGACGGGGATGTAAGGCCCGAAATACTCGATCAGCATCTCGACCGCAGCCACGTTCTTGCCCAACCGGGCGATATACAGTTCGGCCGCTTCTCGGAAAGTCGGGTAGGGCGACAGCGCTCGCGCCCAGGCCGCGTCATGTACGCCCTTGGCGACTTCTATGGCTATTTCAATCGCCTGGATATCGCGGACGCCCGTCGACCGGCGGTACCTTTGCCCCTCGACATAGAAGTCGTAGCAATACGACCGGCCGTTCCAGAACGGGTGCCAACACGGTATTTCATCGCTCTGTCCCATTTCATAGCGTTCCTTAAATTTGATATGTGCTTCCTGTAGAAGACAGGCTTTTGGCCTCGCCACTCACAAACCTCGAAAGAACGCGCATACCGCCTCCTGATGATCAGGAAGTAACTCTCAGAAACTCCGAGGTGCGCCGCCGCGTCTTTGCGTGAAAGCGGGCGCTCTGAAAGATCGTATTCGTCAGTGTCGGTTTCGTGACTCATCTCTGGACTGTCCTGTTGCCGTGCCTTCCATTTGGCTTTTGCGACCGGTGCGCCGGGCAGTTTTTGTCAACATGGACACATGCCACCCGGAACCCTTTCAGAAAGAGGCGCCAAAATAAGCGCTGTCAAGAGCGTTTATAATTGAGCCTCGACGCGGGAGGTTTGAACCAATTGCGCGAGTATAGACCTATAGGGCTATAGGTGTTTATTCAGGAATATTCCATTTATTTCCCTCGGATCGCCGGGCCGGAAAAGAGCCCCAATTTTCTTTCGTCCGTATGGATGAACTAC